CTTTGCTTTTAGTAGCCTGCGCTTGCATCTGAGCTAATTGCAAATTGTATTGAAATTCAGTTGCCATTAACTCTTTTTTAATTTGCGCTTCGGTTTGCATTCTTTGCATTTCAAAGTTTGATTTAGCTTGCTCTATTGCAACTTTTTCAGCTGTTAATGCTTGTTGCTTTTGTACTTCGGCCATTGCTGCTTTTTCAGAAGCTTGTGCGTTTGCTTGTGCTTGTGCTTGAATATTTTGCTGGACCAAAGCTTGCTCTCTTTCCTGCTTNTTCTTGCGCTTAAGCTTTAGCATTTGATTAGCTAGCTTAAGGTTTTTTATTTGATTAAGATCAATAGAGTCTTCAATATCAATTTCTTTAGTTTGTAAAGCTATTTGAATATTTTTTTGTAGCTCCGCTTTTTCTTCATCGTCCGGCTCCATTTCTAAGAATATACCAAAATCGTGGAGGTTAAGATTTTCGATCTCTTTTAGTGTTTCTACATTGAAAGTAGATATACTATTCATTAAAGAATTTTTAGTAAGAGGAAAGTTTAATACATCGTTTATCTTAAGCGATATGTTTTCGCAAGTGCTTAATGCTAATTGTATACTAGCATCTTGTATGTGTTTTGTAGCTGTATTAGAAGTGTTTGCTGCCATTTTTTGCAACCCTACTAAAGCGTTAGCGTCAGGCATACTACCGTCACGTGCTTCATTTAACCCAGTTACGTCTCTAATCATCTGCATATTATAATTGTATGCAGTAATTAAAGATTGTATTTTAGATATACCGGAAGAGCTTGATAATTCCTGTATAGGAACCTTGCCCCTATTCATATCTCCATCTTGCGTCATTGATCTACCTACAACAGAACCTGTTTGAAAGTACATGTTTAAAGCTTCTGCTGGGTTGTAATTTGTGCCATTACCTAAATCCACCTCTGCTAATCCGTCAATATCTAAAAATATTCCGTCAGGAACCATTCTAGANAGNACNTGNTGTATTTTTAAATGNGTTAATTGTATTACATCGGCAAATCCAATACATTTGCTTATAAGTGACTGTATTACCCCTTTGTACATCCTNGGNGCAGCCATTGAATAACTCATTTCAACCCTAGTGGTATCCGCTAGCGGNCGAGTCATGTTCTCGGACAGTTTCCAATCTAACATTATGTCTGANCCAATAACCTTAGCTCCTTGATACAATACTTCAATAGATCTAGCAACCCTTTCAAAGTTGTCATTCGGAGGCGGATCGAATTCGCTTGTTTTTTCAATAGCTTTTTCTAAGCCGTTGTCTGTCTTTTTTATTTTAAATACTTGATCGGTATAAGTTTTGTACTCAAAGTACATTACCTGAATGGTATTGTAATCGTAGTTTTCAAAACCTCGTATCATTCTACGATTACCTGGCGATTTTTGAATTCTTTCTAATTCTTGATCAGATATATGCGGAAACTCCTTTTTAAGCTCGGGTATAGTTATAGATTTAACTTCTCCTACATAATATATATCTTCAAAATTAGGATCTTCTGTATAAGACCAAACGCAATAAGCAGGATCTACGTAGTCAATAACTATTCCTTCTGCAGGATTAAACGATGTTTTAGTTATGCCTATGCCTATGTTAACCAAATCTTGATTTACTCTTGCTCTAACTAAATCAAATTCATTAGTAGCTAATACTGTGCTTATAGCTTCTTCTTCCGCAATCTCTATAGCAGGCTTGTATCTAAGCTGCATGTGTAAATCTCTTTCTTCTAATGATTCCGGCAATTGCCCTTCTGGAATTCCCGACCTGCTTAAATCTACGGGTATCAGCTGATTTATTTCTGCCCTAACGTCTTTAGTTACCATATCAAACAATAAAGCTTCCGCGTAATCAGTTCTTTTTTTTAACGATTGGGGATCTTGCGAATATGCTGATATGTCGTATTGCTTTTGAGTAATACCATTAGCCACTATATTTGAAAACTTTGATAGTATAGGTACTGGTTTCCAGTCTAAATTAAGATAAGACAAGTCGCCATTAATAGCTAATTCATCTTTGTACTTTTGCACACTCTGCTCTCCTCGAGCATACAGCCTAAGGTTATGAAAGTTATTCCAGTTAGTTGCGTATCTATTCGAACCCGCCCCTCCGTAATTAAACCACTCTTGCTCAATAGCACGAGAAACCTGTAATCCGTATTCCAGTGTTGCTTTTTCAGCATCACTTACTACCTGATCAGGAAATGGACTATTAGTGTTTGTACTTACATTCATTTATTGCATTATTTTTGAAGTGGTTCCTTTATTGTCGTATTTCTTAAACCCTAAGGAATATTTCTTTGTTACTATAGCCCCTTTAGGACTATATCTATGTTTGTTACACGCCATCAGAGCTAAGCCAGAGCTTATTGATGCATCATGCTTCGTTCTATTGTTTATATCAAACTTAGCCCAGTCTTCTAATGTTCTTTGTAAATAAACATCACCGTACCCTTCTTTTGTTTGACCAACAAAATCTTCTATATATGTTTCAATTGCTGAAGCGTGCGCTTGCTTAATATCCTCACTTGAATTAGGTATTCCACCCACTTCTCGTTCTGACACCGATAGCTTGTTGTAAGACCTATCTGGTCTGTTAATACTAAACCCTCTATATCCTCTACGCTTTAAATAGTAAAGCAATCTAGGCTTGTTATTTTCACATAATATAGGCATTCCGTAAAACACCATAGCCATTAGTACATCTTCAAAAAACATTTCTGCAGTTGAAGGTCTAGCTATATATTCTAAAAAGAAATGATTAGGAGGTACGTCCTCCATTGAAAACTTAGTTAATCCATGAAGTGATCCGTTAGAACCGCCGCCACCAACGACACCACTAATATCGTAGCTGTCACAACCAAAGGCACCCATGTGCTCATTTCCTGGATACTTAATACCATTCTTTATTATTATGTTGTTCTGTTGTTCTTGATTAGGAACCCAAGTAATATAAAATCTTCCGTCTTTGTTCGGATAAAACATTACTTTTGTATCTTTAATACCGTGTTCCCATTGAAAGTTACCTTTCGTAATCATTGTATTGTTTTTTAACTCGTCGTTGTAATCTATCTGCTGATAGATTTTAGTCAAGTTAAATAACGACTGTTTAGACTCATCTCTAAAAGCATGTTGTTCTGTTCTTGGAAATTGACGATAGTATTCGTTCAAAGCATCCGGATCGTCTTTTAATCCTTCAACTTCATTTTCCCAATGATCAATGACGCCCTCATCAATAATGTCTCCTTGAGGACCAAGAATATCTTTCTTAGGTACGTCAAAAACCGGCCAACCGTGTTCATCAATGAATCCTTCATAGTTCCACTCCATCGGTATAAAAAGCTTATATAATCCGCTTTTTGTTTGCCCATTTTTATTTCTTTTTGTAACGTCTGAATCGTTATATAATTTTTTAAAGTTTTTACCTCCCTTGTCTAATGAATTTGAGGTTGAGCCCATCATACACTTGCCGATAATGCGACTACCTAATCTTAAGCAAGTTTTTGTAACTCGCCAGTTGTTAAGTATATTAGTAGGTCTTTCCCACTTACCGCTTTCGTCGTGTACTAATAGCTTTAGTTTTTCTCCATCGTAAGAGTTGTCCCCGGTGTTTTTCCAGTCGATCGTTGTGTCGAGACCTGTAATTTCCTGGAGCTTCTCGTTTGAATCAAGTTTCCTTCTTGTAAGCTTTGAGGCCGGTACTCTGTACGCGAGTTCTGTTTTCGGGCGGTCCATTCCGTCCTGTATTGGTTTAAAGAAGAATGGATAGTTAACCGATATCGGAACAACTTTGTCTGTAAACATCTTCTTTGCATCGGGTCCAGACTTGGACAGTATGCCAAATCTAGCATCCGTAGATATTGTGCCTTGGTTAACGGTCTCTCCTGAGGCCATGAAAGAAAATCCTGATCTTCTGTTCTTAAGGTAGCACATGCCATAGCTTCGTCTGTCTGCTTTGCAAGCTTCCCAAAAAATGTAGAACAATCTGTTTGACTCTCGAAAGTCTGGGTGCCCAACGTCAATCTTGGACCACTGCAGGTACATGTAATGAGTACCAGTAATATAAGTAGGCTTGTCTTGGTTAAGAAACCAATAGCCGTCTTCACGCCTGTTAAACTCTGTATCAATATATGCATACCACTTTTCTTTAAATGCAGTTGGGTACTTCTCCCAATCCGCTTCGCTTTTAATTTTACTTAATTCTTTTGGGTATTCTTTTGGTGCCCACTTATTAATTCCCTTGCTAAGCTTGTCTTCTAGCAAAGGCAATGCAATATGTAAATTACCAATAACGTATATATCTCCTATCTTACCTGTTCTACTTATCACAACAAGGTCGTATTCTTTGTCGTAGCCATACTCCCATTTAGCGTAGCGATTCTTTTTCTTAATTGCTTGCGGCTTAACGTAGTCTTTGACTATACGGTATAATTCCTGTTGATACGCCATTACTTAGATCTCGATTCTGCAAACCCTTTAAAAGCAGGTTTAGTTGAAGCACTTGACGATTCGTTTATCATACTTTCTTCCTCCTGAATTCTTGTAAGAATTTCAAAAGCATCAAATATGCATAACTTTTTAGTAGCGGCAGCATTTTTAAGTCTGTCAGCTGAAATATCCTCTTCTGAGTCAACGATCTTTTCTTTTGCTACCTTTACTAATTCTTCAATCGCTAGTCGCCCAGCGGCTATTATATTCTTCTTCGTTTCTATCGAGTCCATACTTTATAACAATATCATTTGATTTCATACAATACATAATCTGATTGTCTACAACAAATTCCCATTCGCTATTTGGTGTGAATCCAACTATGTCCCCTGGATTGATTCCAGACCCCTCTAAGGAGCTATTACCTATTTTCAGTATACCAATAAGATCAGCTACTTTATCTGTGCTTAAAAGATCTTTATTCTTAACAGGCGCAACAAAGCATCTATCTCCAAATGATTTCCAAGTATCTGTTCTTTTATACAAATACACTTGATCAACCGCACAAAAAAATAAGTTGTCTTTTAAAAAAGACCTACTATTCTTTTTGATTCCTTTCATGTCGTAAAATACCCTGAATACATTATGATGTACAATAATTAAATCACCTTTCCTTATAGGGGTTGCAAATGCAACTGGTGTTTCAACTACCTCAGCNATATTNTTAACATGCTTAAAGCTTTCTATAGAGCTGTTTGTTATAAGGGTATGCTCTCCAACCTTTATCTCNTTATCATACCTTTTGCCTACCGGCTTTATGATAAAGTCATATATACTCCGCATTAATATTCTAAGTCATATTCAACGGATATTGCCATGTTAGAGTTAAACTTCTTCCATGGCATTATCTCGTCTACTTTTTTTATAAATATATTATAAGAATTATCAGACTCTTCAAATAGTATGTGAGAGATCTCGTGGCCGCCGTAAACTGTCTGTTTAACAGAGTAATGCATTGCTTCGTTTTTATAGTCAGCCCCGATACTAATCTTTCTTATAATACTATCCATAATATTACTCTACAACAGCTTCCGGTACAATCTCTTCAAAAGTTCCATCTACAAGGTTAATATTAACTGGGCCGTACTTAGCTTCAATATCTTTTTTAGTTTCGTCCATTTCTTTTTCAAGAAGATTAACGTGATAGATAGCTTTAGCTTTTTGAACCTCTAATACCCCGATGTTTGCTAAATAAGATTGCAATTCTCCTTGCACTTTTTTAACGTTTGCTAATTCTTCTGCTGTAATAGCGTTTACTTTTGATTTCATTTCTTTTACTTTACTCATTTGATTTAATTTAATTGTTAGTTATTAATATATTCTATAATCCTCGCCTCTACGCTTGTCGTTATTATTTGTTGAAAAATCTACTTTTTTATTGTCTTTGTCGTAAGCCATTCCTTTAAAACCTTTTGGCAGTTTACCAAAAGTAGATGCAGAAGCTATTTTATTTGTATTTGTTCCGCTCGTAAGGTTTCCTTTTTTACCGCTCGTCGATTGACTTTGTGATCCAAAATTTATTGCGTTACCAACTTGCTTTGATAGCTTGTCTGCAGGAGAACCCGAAACCACATTTATGTTAGAAGTTTCTTTTGTTTCATTATTAAATGATTTAACTTTTTTCTTTTTTTTGTCTTTATCCCCTCCGTTAGTTAATGCTAAAATCGCGGAATTTTCACCTCTTGTTTGTCCAGGCGTTTGTTTGTATGCCATAATTTTTATTTTAGTATAATCGTGTTAAAGCATAAGTTCCGCGAACATCCCCGAAATATTTACTTGATATTGAATCGCTGTTTATTAATGTATATTCTATAGTTACCTCGTATCCATTAGCGGGGTTATATAATTTAGTTACAAAACTCGTTGCGCTTTCGTCAAGTATTTCTTCTGTGATAACGTCGTACTCTTCAAAAGAAGTATTAAAGCATTGTACTACAGCATAATCTGATGCAAGTATTGTTTTTAAATAGTTGCTTCCCTCGGTTTGCCATATACCGTTAAACTGCTCTTGAGCTGTTAATGTTAATGACATTAAAACTAAACATAGTGTAATAAATAAATTTTTCATAAGATTGGATTTTATTATATAATCACACGCTTTTTTGAAAAACTTGTTTTTATTGCAGTTTATAGGCTGTTATTACTTGCCTACTACTAAATTACCGGCTGCTCCCGCTGCTGGTATTAACAAGTAGTCTACTACAACCGGAAGTATTGTTCCAGCTAAAGCTCCTACAAAATCTATTGCATCTGCTGCTGTTACCTCTAGGCTTCTAACGCTATCAACTCTAAAGGTAGCGTTTCCTCCACCCCCGGTAATTGTTATAATATCGCCTACTGCATAATTTATTCCTGCTGCAACTATTGTACCTGAAGTTATAATTCCTGCTCCCACAACAGTAGTTACAGTTAAGCCTGTACCGCTTGAAGCTGGTACGATGCTACTTACCGTAGTAGCAACGCCTGTGGCTCCAGTATATCCTGTTCCTCCCGATATCAGCGATATAGCTGTAACTGTATTTTGAGCACCCACTGTGCCAGCTACAATTGCCCTGACTGTTCCGGTAGTACCTACATAGACAGCCGACCCCGTTAAGTTAGTACCTAATGTTCCCGACCTGTTTTCAAAAAGCCAAGCTGATTTTGGGTTTATGTTATTTGTAGGAAGCCATACTTGACCCCTTGACATAAAGCTATCTAATGTTGGAAATTGTCCCATTTTATTCTTTTGTTTTATTATTCATTATTTTTCTACTCTTTTCCCACGATCTACCTACAAAGTAAGCACCGTAGACTGTAACTAATAGCGTTTGAAATATAGGTATATATTCTGTAGCTATTTCAAAATGACCAATATTTCCGTCAGCAAATGCTAATATCGAAAATATAAAGGTAAGATATATCAATACCATTGGCCTAATATTTTTAGAAAGGAAGCTATCCGAACTCATGTCCGACTTCCATCTTGCAGTAACTTCCATTTGAGCGTTAGCTTCTGCTTTTTCAAGAATTACTTGCAATTGTTTTTTAATTTCAAGTTTTTCTTCTTTTGTAGTCGTTAAACTATCGATCACAGATCCAACTTCTTTAATAAGCCCGCCTGTTAACCATGAAATTATTTTGCTCATTTTATTTTTTTTGTTTATTGTATGCTTCTTTTTCCCAAGGAAGATTATTTGCACCCTCTTTCATATTGCTTCTAGAGTAACTCTTACCCTTCCAATAAACGTTTTTGTCATCGTAATCTAAATCGCCTCTTTTCATTTGCTTAATATGAACCATTTCGTGATCAATAACTTTGCTTTCTTTATCAGGTGACAAGTTTTTGTTCAGTAATATAGTGCCGTTATTATTAGCTAGTCCTAGGGTATTATTATCTAAGTCCTTGTGATATATAGGAGTATTAGATATTGCGTAAGGTGGATTTATTTTAAATGCCATAATAAAAAATCCTGCGGGATAATTAAACCCCGCAAGACTATTTAATTACTACTATGCGTATGTAGCTTGTCTGAAATACATTTGAGCAGGTGTTGCCGCTTGATCTACTCCTAATTGAGCAGTTGCAGTTACTCCTCCTGGATTAGCTGTCATTGCAGATCTTACTGCAGTTACTAAAGGATTTGCTGCTCCAGTTGCTATAGTTGGATTTACTGCAGCAGAAACACTAGTTGAAACAGTTAATGTTAATGTTTGATAACCTGCAGCTTGTGCAGCTCTACCAGTTAAACCAATTACTACTGTTTTAGCATTTGCTCCAGTTAATCCAGTTGCAGCTACTGTTGTAATGTCGTCAATGTTTACAAGAATTGATTCTCTTGGTCCTAGTGGCGATACCGCCGCTGAATTTACTAAGTTAAATTTAATGAATTTTGCCATTTTGTTTTTGTTTTTGTTATTGTTTATGTTTATGTTAGGCTAGGTTTATACAGTCCTATTC